TGAAGCGGTGCGACGAGCCGTACAGGCCCGCCTCGAGCCCGGACCGGATCAGCGGCGGGATGCCGTCGAGCGGGTCCACGACGTAGCGGGCGTCGCCGCCCAGGTATTCGATCGGCCCGAGGATCTGATCGCCCATCGTCGGGTCCTGGCCGTGGTTGAACAGGACCCGGATGTTCTTGCGCGACTCGACGATCGTCCGATCGAACGAACCAGGTGCCATCCGCTCGATGAAGTGGCCCTCGATCGAGCTATGCACCTCGTATGGATCGTCGAACGTCGTGAAGCGTCCGCGCAGCTTGGGCTTTTCGTCACCCTCGGCACGGAGCTCGACGGGGTCGGCCATGGTGCGCGTCACCGGGAAGGGCAACCGCGCCGGGGGGAGTTCCTGTTCCATCGAGGGGTCTCCTGTCATGCGACCATCACGCGGCGCTCGGTGGGGCTGCCGGCCCGGCCGGCGTAGTGGTCCCCGGCGGCTGAAGCTGGACGCTGTACAGGCCCGTGTGCACGAGCCTCGTCCAGTCGCCATTGAGCACGGCTTCGATGACGCTCGCCGGGTCGTAGCCGGCGTCCACGAGGGTGCGGATCGTCTGCGACTCGCGGCCCTGGATCTCGGCCGAATCCCGAGCATCCTCGCGCAGGAACGCGATGTCGCGGTCGTCGTACCACAGGCGAGCATCGGACGGCGAGGGAATGATCGTGCCCATCGAGCCGACGAAGTTCCGCCACAGCGGCCGGACGGTCCCGTCCGCGAGCCGTCGGCGGGCCTGGCCGTAGTTCGAGTAGGTCGCCGCCTGCAGGCCCTCGGACAGGCCGACGATGACCGGCGGGACGCCGGCCGCGGCGGCGATCCGCGTCTCGCCCGCGCCCTGCACGATCTTGAAGTCCATCTGGCGCAGGTTTGCCCCGACCACGGTGGCGTCGGCTCCGCCGCCGAGATACAGCGTCTTGTAGACGTCGAGCCCGACCGGCTCCTTCTCCTTGAACAGGTCGACCCACGTCTTGAACTGCGTCGGCAGGACGTCCTTGTCGAGGCTCACGACGAGGTTCGGCGTGGCGCCGTTCTCGTAGAACTTGAGCTTGTGGCCGGTGGCCGCGCTGTCCGACTCGACCTCGCGCAGGATCGGCGTCAGCCAGGACATCCCGCGGAACGAGGCGAGCGGGTCGGGGACCGGCCGGAAGTGCGCGACCTCCGAGGCCTGCAGCACGACGGGCGTCCGGCCGCTGTACTTGCCGCCCGGGTGGTAGATGTAGCCGAGCAGGTCCGCGTCGATGTCACCCGCCTGGACATCCTCGTCGCTCTCGGATCCGAGCACGATCGTCATCCAGTCCGGGCGCAGCCGCCGCAGCCGGCCGCGCTCCGAATCGCGGCGGACGATGAACGCGTTGCCGGCCATGTCGGCGTCGATCAGCGCCGACGTCAGCAGGTCGCCGGTCGTGCCGCCCGGCCAGGGGTGCTCGAGGACGTCGAGGTCACGGGTGCTGAACAGGTCGCCCGGTTTGCCCTGGCGCATCCGCTGGTACATGAAGCGGGCCTCGGAGAAGACCATGAAGCGGGCTAGCTCGCAGGCGAACACGACGCCGTTGCCCGCATAGGCGCCCTGGACGATGCCCGCGAACGAGCCGTCGATCTCCTCGCGGGTGCCCTGCAGCGTCTGCGTCAGCCCGAGCGGGTACTGGACGCCGTTGAAGGTCATCGTGTTGAACAGGTCGTTCCACGGGTACTGCGCCCGCTGCGGTCCGAGGGCGAAGTCGCGCAGGCGTGTCATGAAGCTCATGCCCAGGCCACCAGCGGCTCGGCCGGCTCTTCGTGCGCATGTGCCCGTTCCACCGCGAGGGCGAGCGCGATACACGCGTCGATCCGACCGCGGCTCTTGCCCTTGGCGAGCGTGAAGCCGCGGTCGTTGAAGCGGGGCACGGCGTTGAGCACCTGGTTGGCGAACGGCTGATCGCCGTCATGTGTGAGCCGGCCCTTGACGATGAGCTCGTACAGGTTGCCGATCGCCGGGGTCATGCGCTCGAGCGACTGCGGGATCTCGATCATCGGCAGGCCCTCGTCGAGCAGGTACTTGGCCGGGACGTCGAAGAAGCGAGGATCGAAGCTGATGGCCTGGACGTCGTACGCCGCGGCGAGCTCGCGGATATGGGCCATCACGTCGGTGGTGTCGACGGCCTCCTCGGCCGTCGGCAGCCACAGCCGGCAGGTGGCGTGGAAGCGCCCGTCGTCGCGCTGCTGGACGGCCACGACAGCGGTGCTGTCGCGCTTGAGACCGACGTCGACGCCGACCCATGTCGGTCCGTCGTCGACGAGGTCCCACGGGCTGGTCAGCGCATCCCACACGGACCGCCCGCCGGCGCCGAGCCACGAGTCCACGCCCTCGTACCACTGGCCGAGGCGGAAGATGCGGAAGTGGCCCTCGGGCGTGATGCCGAGATCCGTCTCGAGGGCCGACTCCCGCAGGAACCCGGCGCGCAGGGCCGGGTTCGCCTTGTGCCAGGCGGCACGATCGGTGATCGCGCAGTCCTCCGGCGCGGCGTGTTCGTGATAGACGAAGCCCGGCAGCGTGCCGCCCTCGCGCACGAGCTGGCGAAGGCGGAAAAGCGCGTTCTCGCGGTCGAGGCCAGGCGTCCCGACGCCGACGATCAGCGACCGCTCGCGCTTGCCGGACGCCATGCGGATCGAGTCATAGCTCTCGATCGACTGGAAGCCGATCTCGTCGAACAGGGCGAACGACGGGTCGAGGCCCTGCAACCCATCGGGGTCGTTGCTGATGGGGAACATCTCCCCTTCGTTCGACGGGACCGTGACGCGCGAGGTGCCGATGCCGGTATAGACGAGCGCCCGCCGCTCGAGCTCGGGTTCGTTGCGGATCATCGACACGGCTACGCCGTAGCACGACTTGATGGCCTGGCCGACCGTGGTGGCGATGATCGGTACCTGGGGGGAGCCCGTCTCGTCGTCGTCGAACAGCGCCCACGTCGCCAATCCGCCACCGAGCGACGACTTCCCGTTGCCGCGCGGGGTCTGGAGCACAGCGGCGTCGATACCGTCGGCGAGCGCCTCCTCGATGAACGCCTTCTGGAAGGGGGCGAGTTTGAGCGGCTGCCCGTGGCCCTTGCCCTTCGGCGATGCGCAGTACGTCTCGACGAAGCGGATCGCCCGCCCGTGGCGGGACAGCCGCTTCCAGCCCTTCCACGGGCCAGGAGTTGTCGAGGCGACGCGCTTGGCGGAGTTGCCGCGGCGGTCGTTCGTCATCCGACCAGCGGACCGCTGTGGGTAATCTCGCCGGACAGGGCGGGTCCTGGGGCAGCACCCTCCGTTCTCGAGGCCCCCCTGTCCCCCCATACCTGCCTATCGATCGTCCTGTTGCCTCTTGCCGTGTTGCACCAAGCACATGCACCACGCAGGGGGCCATGCCGTCCACCCTTGGACACCGGCACCACGTGATCGGCGGTGGTGGCGATGCCCGTGCACCCGGGGAGGCGTAGCTCACAGGGGCCGCCGATCACTGCCGCCCGTCTCTTCTCATAAGCCCGGTCGTAGCCTCGCTGACGAGGAGGAGGACGACGACTGCGGTCATGCATCCGTTCATGCACTGCACAACGGGATGCGTTCGTCAGGTAGGGGCACCCTCGTTCGAGGCAGGGGCGGGGCATCGATAACCTCGGCCCCTCAGACCGGGGTCACCCGGGGACGAATGAGGATCCCCGTGATGAGCGGCGACAGGATCACCAGCAGCTGGGCGATCGCGTTCACCCCGTCGGTGATACGACCCGCCAGGACGTCGCTGATGACGCCTTCGCCGAGCAGCACGCTCACCACGGCGAGGATGCTCGAGACGATGATGCCGATGATGACCGCTGGTTCACGTCCGAACCACATCAGACAGGGACCTCCTTTGCCCATTTCGCGTCGGTGTAGATGCCGGCGAACGCCCCGCTCGTGATCTTCACGAGCCGGTAGGCGGTGCCGCCCGAGTCGGGATCCCGGTCGGTGTAGGTGCGGGGTGCGGTGCAGGATGCAGAGAAGCCGCCGGTGCGCTTGATGACCCGATCGGTGATGACGCCGTTCCTGACGGTGTACGAGAAGAACTCCCGCGTCCTGGCACCGCTGCGCGGGTGGATGGAGACGCGCCACTTGAGTCCGATCCGGGCGATGAGATGGCGGCCGCCGGCCGCTGTCAGCGCGTCGACGAAGCGCTTCAGGTTGGCCTTCGACACCCACTGCCCGCGATACGTCCCGGCCGGCGCGAGCGGGTCGCACCACCAGACGTTGTCGGTCGAGTCGAGGCGCTGTGCCGACACAGCGTGCGGGCCGCCGTACGACGGCTGCCAGCGGCGCAGCGGGTGGCTCGAGGCGAACGCGCCCATGCTGCCTTGGACGACGGCCACCTTGCCCTTGCTGAGCGCGCCCCACAGCTGGGTGAAGTTGTAGGCGACGGTGTAGCCGGAAGTCCAGCGGTAACGGCTGGCGAGCCCGCGCCGCACGTCGTCGATGTTCGATCCGCCCGTGGGTGGCTCGCCCGAGGCGTCGCGCAGCGCCTCGGCCTCGGCGTGGGTGGCCGGGATCGCCGACGTCAACGCCAGCCGGGCGAATTCGATCGCGCTATCCCAGGAGCAGTCCTCCCAGCGCGAGTCGTCCCATTGGCCGTCAGGCCAGCGGTGGGCGGTTTCTCGCTCGGAGATGTGCTTGTGGGTCGAGGACAGCGCCATCAGTACCGTTCCTCGCCGGCATCGGCGGCCGCGTCCGGATTCGGGACGTCGGCACCGTCACGAGCGGCGTCCGAATCCGGCTGGGGGTCCGCGGCGACGGGATCGGGGAAGCAGCGCTTGCAGCGCAGCGCAGGCAGGGTCGCCTGGAAGTCCTCGGCGCTGATGACCTCGTAGGCACCGGCCTCGTCGAGGTTGTCGGCCTCGAACACGCGCCCATCGTCATCGGCCGCGTGGACCATGCCGGAGCTCAGGTCACGTCGATAGATCGCCATCAATACGCCTCCGGCTCGGGGTTGTGGTACTCGGCCTCCCATGCCCGGTGGCACCAGATGACGTAGCGGTGGCACATGGCGGCTTCGAAGTGGAGTCCGCGCTCGGTGGCCTGGCGCTCGCGCTCGATGAAGCGCAGTTCGGCGGCCTCGATCGCCGTCAGCACCGACTGGCGGGCGGCGAGATCGGCACCGGACACGCGGATGTTCACTGGCCGATCCCGACAGTGATGCCGCCCGACGCGAAGCCGACGGTCGCGGCAAGGGCGAGGATGATGGCGGCGATGCGCGGGGCGTGGCGCGACGTCAGCTCGACCAGGTAGCGGATGATCCCGAGCGCGCCGTCGCGCCTCGCCTCGTTGATCTCGAAGCGGCGGAACGCCTCCCACAGCGCCGAGTGGTTCTCGGCCGAGCGGTGCTCGTACTGCTCGTGCTCGTCGCCGTGCGAGCGGGCGAACTCGACCAGCTGCTCGCGCGTCTCGATCTGGCGCGCCTCGACCG